GTAGCAACATCGTTCGACTTTCCATGGGTGACTGGCTGGTACTCGTTGGGATCATCGTCCCAATCGCTGTCACCATACTCATGACAACGATCAACAGGCAACGAGAAATCGCTGTGCAAATAGAGACAGTTCTCGTGCAGCAAGAAGCAACGGACCAGCGTGTCGCTCGCGTCGAACAGACGCTCGACACCCTCCTGTTGTATGACACGGGGTTCACCAGATGATGTTGTTCTGGCCCCGTCTTCGGATCATCTACACAGGGCTTCCCTTCTACGCCCTGTGTGTGATGGCCCTGGCAGGGTGCGTGAGCGCGAGTGGGCCACACGCCTCCGTGTCCAGCCTCGCGGCTCCCCTTGCCGGGGATGACCATCTGGTCAATCTGGCCTCACAATCTGGTGCGATGTGGCCGCTGACCGTCGCGGGCCTCGTCGCACTCCTGGCAGCAATCGTCGCGTGGTTCGCGGCAAGCCGAGCATCAGCCATTGGGCTGCTCATCATTGGAATCGTCATCTGCGTGCTTCCTGTATTCCTCTTGGACCTACTCGACCGCTTATCAACTACCTTGGCAATTATCCTTGGAATCGCAGGATTCGCGTCGTTGACGTACTACTTGGGCGCACTCTGGCAACGGTGGCGGTTCCGCAAGCGGCTATCGGCACGAGCCGACTACGTCGAGGGCGGCGCGACATCAGCAAACCTGACTACATCAAGTGTCGGCAAGATCCTTCGCGCGATGGATCGGACCGACTTCAATCCCGAGAAGGACATTCGATGATCACATCTATTGGCTTCTACGTTGTTTCGCTGTGTGGTGCAGTTGCCGTTGGCTCACTCATTCAAGCCTGGGGCTTCTGGAACTGGCTCAAGAAACTCACCCCTTGGGGCAAGTCAGCCTGATGCCAACCGCGACATACCAACACGATTCACAAACCGTAGTCGATACAGAGTTGCGACTTGAGGATGGTTCCGCGTCGCACATGAATGACGACAACACGACGGGTAGGGTTGGCGTATTTGAAGACCGTGGATCTGAAATGATTGCGCGGCTTATCTACGACTTCGACACCTCTGGCTTGTCCAAGGACGTGTCTGTGACATCGGCAACCATCCGCTTGTATTGCACTGCTGGTGCGTTGGGCTCCTCGGCCTTTGAACTTATTGGCGGTTCTGAGGTCTTCAATACCACAGGCGACTTTCCTACATGGGCGCACAAGGCAGACGGCGTTGCGTGGGCAACCGCCGGTGGATCTGCGGTGGGTCCAACCGTGACAACAACCACCCCATCACTTGGCATATTGTCGAAGGACATAACCAGCATTGTTCGATGGTGCCTGGATAACACCGAAAACCGCCATGTCATAGTCGTTCACAAGCACGGCGATGAAACGGAAACTGACGACGAGGTGGCGTTTGTGGCGACGTCAGATAACGCCACATCGGGCAACCGTCCCAAACTCACCATCAACTACCAACGTGGCAAGGGCGCAATGGGCCAAGCGGTCTTCTATTCCGGCAGCCGCCGCCGTCGCAATCGTCGTAGCGGTAGAAAGCATTGAATCAACATCAAGAGAGATAGACAATGGCAACAGCAATAACAGCAGAACTACACAACCACGACATGATGATCGTGCAGGCAACATTGTTGGCTGATGGTTCCGGTGATGCCTCGATCCAGACATCGAACACCTACAAGGGCTTCATTGTTCGGGTGAAGACGGACCCAACGACGGGCAGCACCGCTCCCACCGCCAACTGGGATCTGTACATCAAGGATGACTACCTCACTGGGGCAGATGGAACAATCCCTGATGTCTTGGCATTGGAGGGTAAGGATCGGCACACCACTGCTATCGAAGTGATTGAGCAGGATGACCTCCACAACGGCGTTGCTTGCCACGGCAAGTTGACCATCGTGGGAGATGCGATGGGCAGTGCTGGAGATGCCACCGTGACCCTATACATCGTGAGGATCGTGTAATGGCTGACAAGTACCTACAGGGAATGAGCAACAAGGACGAGGGCAGTGAGGATCAGGCCCGCGAATACTCATCGCTGACCAAGAACCAACGAGCGTTCCTGCGAGCCTTTGAGTTGTGCGGAGTCATCAGCGAAGCCGCCAAGCGGGCCGAGGTTGATCGCACCCGACACTACCACTGGATCAAGCAGTCCGAGGACTACCAGGAATGCTTCGTTCAGGCCCAAAAAGCCTGCGGCGAGCGGATCATTGCCAAGTGCAGGCACATGGCGTTGGAGGAAGACAGCGTCCCGATGCTCATTCACTTGAGCAAGGGCTACTTCCCCGAGATGTTCGGGACCAAGCGGCACGAGATCAGCGGACCCAACGGCGGTCCAATCCAGAACCAAGCACTGAGCGGCAGCACCAACAGGCTGCAAGAGAGACTGAATGCGTTGCGAGAACGCTGCGAGCGAGCAGGCTCATCCACTGACCTACGGGATCTTCTGGACCGACGAGGTGAGTGGCTGGCCGATAGCGACTGACGAGGCACTGAACCTCGCGGTACGCGAAGAACTTGTTGCCCTTGGCAATGAGCCGGGGGTCAGCCGCGATGACATCCTGGCCGCTTGCCGATCCAGCGTCCACTTCTGGCTGAACTACTTTGGCTGGACGTACAACCTCAAGGTCGTTGACGATGAGGGCAACGAAGTCCCGGCGATGGCCCAGCACGTTCCATTCCGAACGTGGCCGGTGCAGGACGCCGCGCTCAGGGAAATCATCAGTGCCATCGATACGGGCGAGGACATCATCATCGACAAGTCCCGAGACATGGGGGCTTCGTGGCTCTGTGTGGCGGTGGCTGCGTGGTACTGGTTGTTCCGCAACGATGCCCAGGTCTTGATGGCTTCCCGTGTTGAGGATCTGGTGGACCGCCGGGGCGACCCCGACAGCCTGTTCTGGAAAGTGGACTACATGCTGGACTCACTTCCTGATTGGATGCTGCCGGGTGATCGGGGCCACTTTGTTCGTGGCGGGGCGTGCCGATCCCACATGCAACTGATCAACCCACAGACCAACGCGACGATCTCAGGTCAGGCGACCACGGGACACGTTGGTCGTGGTGGTCGCCGTACCTTCGTACTGTTCGATGAGATGGCGGCGATGGATCACGCGACCGATGCCTGGAGATCAGCGGCGGATACGTCCGCGTGCCGGATCGGCAACTCGACCCCTATTGGTCCGGGCACGGAGTTCACCAAGCAACGCAACGCTGGGCTGATTCACGGCAGGCCAAAGATCGTCACGCTGGGCTACTGGGATCATCCCACCAAGGGTGCCAATCGAACCTGGATGGTGGACGAGGACGGCGACATCACCAACATCGCAGGCCGGGGCTACTGGTCAACTCCGTGGTTCCGCCAGCAGGTTCAGCGTCGGCAAGATCCCAGCGATGTCGGCCAGAACATCCTGATCGACCACACCACCTCCGGCGACCTGTTCTTCAACTCCAGCGTCGTGACCAAGCACCTCCAGATGCACGGTCGGGACGCCAAGCGATGCGAGATCGAGGACGGCAAGATGGTGGACTGCGAGCGTGGTCGTTGGTTCATCTGGTGCGACATGCTAAATGGCAGGCCGGATCTGGAAACCAACTTCTGCATGTTTGCGGACCTCTCACAAGGTCGAGGCTCATCCAATACAGCAGTCGCGGTGATGGACCGCGAGACAGGGGAGATCGTTGCCGAGTTCGTTGACCCACACACCTCACCGTTTGATGTTGCCGAAGAAATCTGCTTGGCCGGTCGCACCGTTTGGCGGGGCCAGAATGGCGAGGCATTCTTAGGATGGGAGGTCAATGGCCCAGGCGAGGCGTTCTACCAGGACGTCCAGCGGCAGAACTACTCCTACATCTACTACCGGCGACAGTTGGGCAAGCGTACCGACAAACGCACGAAGGACTACGGCTGGCGTTCGGATCGCAGGTCCAAGCGAATCCTGCTCTCTGGTCTGTCCCGCGAGATCAACGCTGGCGACATCACTATTTGCAGCCGCGAGGGCATGGGCGAGATGCTGGACTATGTGTTCTTCGCAGACGGCAGCATTGGACCCGGCCACCTACAGGACGAAACTACCGGCGCGCGTGAGTCTCACGGCGACCGGGTGATTGCTTATGCCGGTGCGGTGTTCATGAGGGACGAAGCCCCGCACTTTGACGGCACAAAGCCCATGTTCAAGCGAAATACCCTTGGTGACATATTGGGTCACGCGGAGGTGCTGGATGGATAGTTTGCAGGGGCGACTGGAAGAACTTGCGGGTGAGATGATTGACCTGCTTGCGTCCCACGGCGGCGAGGGCTGGCTTGGGGCAATTTCGACGGGGGACAACACATGGACTGTAATGGTGGCAGATAGCCCAAGTACCAGTGTTGAACTTATGGAAAGTTATGTGAGCAGTATTGAGGGATGAGATCACAAAGACCATGTTGGAACAAGTCCGCGAAGAAGTTCGCAAGTGGAGTGAGCAGGTACTTGAGCAGTCCCGTGAATCGCTGCACGAGTGGCCGGTTTGTCCATACGCCAAGGGAGCCTGGGAGGCCAGTGCTGCCGAGGTTGTCGTGGTTAATGATTGGCGTGATGTCCTCCATGCGATCCACGAGTTCATCGGGGGCAAGTCGGCTATCACGGTCTTGGTCAAGATGGAGCCGGACGATTGGGACATGGAGGAGTTCTTGGAGGATGTCCGAAAACTCAACAACCGATGGTCCCGCGAGAATGTCTACTGCCTTGGC